CTACCAAAGTGATTATACAAATAAAAGTTACCGTTACCCACAGTAGCATTATATGTGTGTCGTAAGGTGTCATCCTCCACTCCTTCCCGTGTTAAATGTAATGGTTTATGTAAGCTCACTCCCATAATGCCGAGTGAGGTGCGTTTGATACTTTCCTCTAGGGCTATGTATCCAACTTTAAAATCTTTTTGTAATAGGTGTAATGCAACGTGACGGCAGAAAGAACTTTTACCAACACCTGAGCCTGCTGTAATTGTAACTAGCTCACCTTTGCGCAAGCCGTGTGTCTTAACATTTAAGTTTTCAAACGGATAATCAACGGTTACGTAGTTATCCTCTTGCTGTATGACATCCCAGATATCAGTTCCACATACAATGCCATCTGGTCTGTACGGTTTAGCTGACCAAATACAATCTGTAAGTTCTTTGTATTTACCTGCGACCAGCATTTCGTTTGCATCTTTTAGTGGCAGCGAACAAATCTTAGCCTTGTTAGGGGAGAACAATCTAGCACACTCACTCGCTGCCTTTTTGCCTGCATCGTCTTGGTCGAAACACAAGACCACGCTGTCAAAACTCTCTAACCACTCAAGCTCTTTTGAAATATCTTTTTTTGCACCTGCAGCACCTGTCTTGATACTGACTACAGGATATTTATTGTCCCAAAGTTTTGATACACTCAGCGCATCAATCTCTCCTTCAGTCACAACAACCATCTTTCCTTTTTCACGCCATAAGTGCTGACCGAATAACGTTGCTTGCTTGACATCACCAAGCCATTGAAACTCTTTTGATGGATACCTAAGTTTCTGTGCAACCAACTGCCTATCTTTGTCGTAGTAGTTTGCAATCTGGCAAGGTCTTCCAAAGTACGCACCCGTACCATAATTAAATTTCTGTACTGTATTGTAATCAATCTTGCGTGATGCAATTTCATTTACATCATAGTTAATAAAACCTGTGGTTTCTTTTTGTTGTAATTGTGTCAATTCACTCTCCCTTGTCACGTGCTGACAGCCGAAGCAATAGGTGTGTCCATCATCGTAAACTGCAACGTTGTCTCTGCTGCCGCAGGAGTCACAGCTCGTGTGATATAGAAAATTACTTTCTGTCATTGTTAATAAAATTTTTTGCTGAAATATTTAGGTAGGAAACAAAAGAGCCCAGGGAGGCTAACCAAACCCTGAGCTCAATCAAACAAACTTGCCTAATTCTGATATCTCAAAATTAGGACAAGAAGTATCAGACACATCTCTGTGACCGATAACGAGGACATTACCATAATAAGCCTGTAATTCAACCAACAGCTCGTTTAGTGCTCTAAACTGCGCTAGTGTAAAATTACAATCAGGCTCACCTGTAATAGATAATCCGCCGATAAGACAAATGCTTATTGAATTTGCATTTGATACGTCACCCTTGGCTTCAACGTGAATACCTGCAAGGTCAATATCTCTGCCGTCTTCAATCGTGCCATCACGTCTAATGACTTTGTGATAGCCAATTGTTAACAGTCCATCTTTACGATGCATCTCTTCGATATCTCTTGCCGTGATGTCCTGCTCAGGAGTTGTCTGAGAAGAATGTACGACAATAAAATCTGTCTTAATTCTTTTGTTACTCATAACCACTCCTGTGGCAGGTGTTTATCAGCGAAAGGAAATCCGTATTTATCACACCACATACCGTAAGTTGTTTTAGACTTCTTACTGATACGTGATTTAGAATTATTAAAAATAAATCTGATGTCTAAATCTGGATGCTGTTCTTTTACAAGTCTCATCTTCTGTCTATCTGCACTTGTGAACAGTCCTTTAGTCTCTATAAATATCTCTTGCTTTGGTAAGTAAAAGTCAGGAGTGTAGGTATGAACCTTCTGAGGCTTCGTATATTCCAACTTAGTCTCTTCAAATTCAAACACAACACTCTCTGTCTCTAACTCTGTGGCTATCCGTTCCTCTAATCCAGAACGGAAACCATACCTCAAGCCGACTTCGTTAGAAGTCAAAGGCTTGTTGGCTCTCCTCTTCTGCTGGCGTTTCAGATATGGATTGCTCATAGCCTTCCTCCTCTCCGAAGCCGTACCCTTTGGCATTACCACTCCCACCTTCTACAAGCTTAGTGATTTGAACTGCGCGTAGTCTCATCGACACACCAGCTCCAACCATAGCCGTATAGTAGGGAACGAGTTCTGCACTTACCTTCATCTCACTACCTGACCAAACATTGCAATCGGTCATCGGAGTACCTTTTGAGTCAAAGATTGCAACCCTGTTAGGAATTAACTTCCCATCCTTGGTAGTAATTTGAGCTTTAGTCTTAAACTTAAATACTGTGGAACCTGTAGCTTCGCCGTCATCGTTAGTGTCGTCTTCGTACGGAGCTGCAGCAGTTTTTATGTTTTTGCCTTTAGCCTTCTCTTTAGCAAGAGCAATGCTTTTCTGTATTGCTGCATCAATCTTTTGTTTTAGATTTTCTGCGTCTTCGCCAGACATAATAAGATTAGTCTTATAGTGTCCAACTTCGTCAAACCTTGTATCAGGTGATGTTAAGTAAGCATACTGACTTACACCGATGCCTGTTACAATTCGTTCGTGATTGTTTTTCATTACACGATATCTCCTAGTTTAAAATTATGAACCGAATGAACTCAGTTCATATAGGGGCACTAAACTAGATGATATCGCATAGCACTTTCAAGCAATCTTAAGCAAAGAAGAACTCACTTTGTTTTAATAAATTAATATCAAGATTACCTTTAGTAGGAACGTTAGGCAGTTTGTCTTTGTACTTGTCAGGAACTAAATTTAATATTCCATTTTTAAAATCTTCAAGCACATCGTTTTCTGAAAACACTTTGACAAAAGCATCACGCAAAGTATCACTCAACGTTTGTACATCTGCAGCAGTCGTACCGAAGCTGTCGTGTACATTGCAAAAGTTTACTAATCCTTTTTCGTGTGCAAGGTTTACTGTAATCATCATACAAGCAGCATCTAGGCTGTGCACAAAGTTTGCAGCTACACCATTAATCATTCGTCTTCTATCTGTTGTGTCTAACTCTGTGTTTAAACGAGGTTTGATTACCTCACCCATCAACATTGCTTTGACACGCATTGACTTGACCTCTGGGTATGATTGATAGATTGGAAACCCAACAGGATTAATCCAATGTATAGGCAATTGCTCTCTACAAACAATCCGAGCTATGTTTTGCAGAAAGTCCATACCCTCTCTTGCTGACTTGAGGTTGTCGCCTATGCTATCCCAGATAAGACTTGCTAGATAGACACAAGGCTTCAGCATATCGCTTTCAAACGGATGGTTCTCACCCTTCTCCTTGCGCTTCTCCAAGTCTTCCTTAACAAAGTCTGTGCAACTGTAACGTGTACTGCCGTAGCAGATTGTCATAATGCTTCGCTTTGTTGTTGAACGTTTGACACCATAGTTGAGCCAAGCTTGTGCATATGGCTTGCCATCTGTTGCATCCTTGCGAAGTCTTTCTCTCACATTATCAGCAATTACTTGGTAGATGTCTTGAGGTTCATCGGTGACAGTTAGGTTTACAAGTTTACCTGCTTTTTCATCCCGTAGCATCAGCGAGTAGAGCTGTAAACCATTGCAACTGCCATCGACAGATACAGGTATATGAGAAATAAACCCATCCCCTGCTTGTTTGTATCTATACCACTCGTTGCAGAAAGCAAGAAACTGATATGCTTCATCAGCATCAGTCCATTGTAAATTTGCTATTGGGTCTTCACCGCAAGCTACAATCCACTCTTCGTTTTCTTCAACCCACTTTACCCTGTCAGCCAAAGAACATTTGTCTTCGCCCCACATATTAGCGCCGTGTACTGCAAGCCAAAAGTCGCCTTTGTTTTCTTTGGTAATAGCCTTACCGTTTGCAAACTCAAGCAATGCTTTTGCGCCACCCACCGATTGATAATTTAAAAAAGCAGGCACGCAGTAAACTCTGCTTCTGAAGTCTAGCTGAAGCGGATAGTAAAGATGCTCTTCATCCTTGTGTTTATCTGCAAGATAAAGCACCTTTGCAAACAACCTGCTTTTACTCTCAATACGTTTATTCTGCGTATTAATTATTGCAGCTTGTTTCTTCCACTCCTTACGAGCTTTCTCGTTTGTATCGATATCGTGTGGTTTGTTTGGGATATCTATCTTGTAGCCTGTATTGAGTTGACCCCAATGCTTTTGGTTATCCCACGCAAACTGCATCACACCTAAAACAAACTTGTTAATTCTAAAAGCTGTGTTCTGCATAGTATTGATTGCCTGATAGACCTCTGGCATACGGAAGTTCTCCAGCTCTTGCTTAAATCGCTTATTACGGATTTTAACAAGGTCGAGTTGTGGCATCTCCTCAGTCCAATAGCCTCCATCTTCTGGTGTTGTCCATTGTTTAGGTATTTCAGTCGATGGCATATACTCTGGGTTCAGTAGGTCATTCCAAGAATTACGTTTCTTAATCCATTCGTGGGTTTTGACGGTACCTCTAATAACCTTTGTACGTTTCTTCTTGATGACATCGTGACCTATCTCAATCAGCCCTGTAGCTGTCACCATAAGCTCAACCAGACGTATGCCTACGTGTAGCTTGTCTGTCTTGCTCCATTCAGTCCACTCTACAAAACCTCGCTTGGCACTCTCTCGTAGCTTTCGCTTCTTATAAGCATAATGCCAACTGCGCTTGTCTAAGTCAGTCTTTACTGCCTCGTAAAGCTCAGGGTTAAGGTTCTTAAAGTTCTTAAGAGATACCTCTGTTTCTATTTTGCCCCCTAAAGCTATACAGGTGCCTGTAAATGGCTTTTGTTGAGTAATTGTATTGATTATATGCTTGGCTGTGATTAGTGCAGAAATTTCAGGTTCTACCTCACTTAGCCTTAAATATGCTATTTCAGGTCTGCCGCCTTCTTTGTCAGCCTGCCCTGATAAGTATTCATTGATGAGTTTTGCAAGGGGTCTAATGGTATTGGCTACCATAACCTTGCCATAAGATGTGACACTTTCCTCGCCTCTTGCGATATGCGATTGCCGTCTTTTGGATGTTCGCTGTATTCCCAGCTCCTTCATTTCTTTTTCAGACTTGTATTGTTGCTGAAAAGTAGGAAGGGTTTCTATAATTTTAACCATAAAAAGTTTCTCCTTAAGTTGTTTAAGGGAAACTCTTGTATTGTTTCACGTGTAACTAGCACTATCCCAACACCGCTAAACTGCGTGCAATTGATTTGTAATCAATAGGTTCGCGGTTCAAGTCCGTGTGGGGGCACCACGAAAACAAAGTGTAACAACATTTTTACAAGAGTTTCCATTTTCATATTATAGCAATTGATTATCAATAGGACAATGCTAGATGATATTGTCTACGTTATCAATTGCCGTAGTCGTGCTGTTTAAAACGTCAACAGCATTGAGCAGTTGCTCAGGCGCAAAGTGCGCGTAACGTTGTGTCATTCGTGGGTTTGTATGACCCATTAATTGACCAACGGTGTACAAAGGTACACCTCTTTGAACTAGGCGAGATGCATATGTGTGGCGCATAGTGTGCAACACAAACTGCTTGTCATCCTCTAGTCCCATCATAGCTTTAACTTGGTCAAAGCGCGTGCCGATTGTCCAATAATTTAGGTCAAACACCACGTCATCATTTTCCTTGCCAGCTAACAAAGGTGTAACAATTTCACGTGCACGTTCTGTTAATGGAACGACACGTTGATGTTTCTTAGTAGATGTATTGCCTTTAAGCCGTACGTACATCTTTGTTTCCTTTGTGTCTTGATGCGTATGCGTAACAACTTGTCTTACTCTAAAGCTCAAGCCCTCACCTTTTCTCATACCTGTATCTAAAAGAAAAAGAGTATAGTTTTTTAAGTCAGTCCAACCTTTGTAGTCGTACCACTTAATCATTTCTATTTCTTCATCCTCAGATAAATACCTATCCCTTGCGTTATCAGGATTACAGTATTCGATATAAGGCATTTGAAAGTTACCGTAGATTTCTGGTCTACGGCTAGCATACTTTAACAACTTACTTACAGATGTCATTGTACGGTCAATCGTACCTTCTGATACACCTGTAGCAAAAAGTCTTTGCTTTAGGTCATCCATAGTAGCTGTAGTTATCGAGGTAACATCAATGTTACCAAGATGGTCGTCTATAACACGTTCGCAAAGTTGCGCTTGTGTTTTATTCCAACCTTCCCTCTTTACTCTTGCGTGAATGCTTTTGAGTAGTTTTGGATTGTTGGTTATCGTCATCAGTTTATCCATATTCCTCCTATCTGTTATTTGGATTTTGATGTTCTTCTAGCAAACTGTCTGCCAGAATTCTTTGCAGAAGCAATCGCGCTTGCTGAACGGTTCTTCTGAATTGTATCTTGCACAGTTCTAAGTGTGGCTTCAAAAGATTTTCTATACAGTTCGTGCTCGCGTTGTGCTTCTTTTATTTTTGACAGTTGGATATCCATATCGACTAACATTTCTTTTGACATATTCATTGCAGCTTTTGTTACATCAGCAATTGTATATCGCATTAGCTCGTCATAGATTTTTGCACCCGTCTTTGACAAGAACACAACTTTACGTCTTAGCTCTTGTGGGTCTTCCTCTGTCACTAATAGTCCAAGACCTGCATCACGTTCTTTGGTGTATCTATTAACACCTGCTTGTTCAGAAAGTCTTAGAACATTTCTTGATGTCGTGCTTTGCGGAAGATTTAAATCTTTTGCAATCTCACTCATCGTTACACCTTTGTTAGGTAAGCTGTGTCTACCTACATATAAAAATACTGCGAACTGTTGCATTTCCATTCGTGCATCAAGTGCGCGCATTATTTCTACTATCTTAAGTAGTGCATCACCTTTACCTATGCTTAGGTCTATTACTCCTTTCGGCATTTGAACTCCCCCCATTTGTTTGTTCTTTTTTTGTAGTTGGAAATAATCCAAGAATAGTTCTTGGTGCACCAGCTTGGGCTTTGTTGTCCACAAAGCTCCAAACTTTTCCTAGTGCGTGTTTTCGTCTCCTACTACTGCCCATAAGACTGCTCAATAATTTCTATTTCTGCATTCTTACGTACAGCATCATCGGCTAACTTCTCAATTATCTTTGCAATTGAAAACTTAAATCCGTGTTTGTCTTCGTAGTGAGACTGTAGTTTTGACAATTCAGTATGCGCGTGTCTGTTCACACTCACCGAAGTATATCTTTTAGTATCAGGCATATCGAATCTCCTTATTATAACTGATATTGGTTAGTTAGTAGTTTGTTATTTTGTAATAAGCATTCGCCAATAGCCCCAATCAATTACCCGTTCGCGTGTGCTAACGTTGCAATTGTATGGAGACCACTTATGCCATTTCTCAAATTGGACTGTCTGTCCAAATAATGTAAATGTAATCATTGCTGTCTCTCCTTATAGTTTAATCTTAACGTTGCGACATCACCCATCGCTGGCTTATTTCCTTCTACGTGCATCATTGTTCTAATTTTGAGCTCTCCGCGCGCAGAGTAATTCCGTTAGGATTTCCTATGAGAGATAGTGGTTAGGTTCTCTCTATAGCAGGTGGTTACGTTTCACCTGTTGAACTGCCAATATCGATTTTCATTCATATCATTCATACCAGCTCGTGCTCAAACTTTTGCGTCTACCACTTTATGTCAACCTGGTCTCACACGTATAACTACGATGCCCATCGGCTGTTTCGTTTTCTGTATATTTCTACCCTACTTGTTAACTAGGGTAGTATCCCCCGAAACATACAACACAAAGTCATAATCTGATTTTGTGATTCGACTAACAAAAGTCTATGTACCTAATAATGTATATTTGAAAAATGAAGTCAATATACACTTGTAAATATTTTTTATTAACAGAACTCAAGTCCTGTTAGTATCTGCTGTCCCACACACACCGCCTAGTAGAACCAAGAAGTTTCTAGGCAATGTGTGCGTTGAACAAGGAAACAATGCGCCGTCTAGTAAAGGCATAATTAGGTAGGATGCCGTCTAGTAAACCGCGCATTGAAACAATGAGCTGTTAATTCTGGCTAGAAAGAAAAAGATACCAAAAGTTAACAGCAATTGCCATTTTCAGGGTAGAAAGAAAAAGACCCCTTTAAATGACATCCAGAGGGGCACTTTTGTGTACCCCCCTTGAAATCAGCTAAAGTTTTGAATGGTAATCAGTTAAAGTTTTGAATGCTTCATTAACTATTTGTTGTTGCTCTAAGTCTTCACTTATTGAGTCCTCAACATAACAATTAAGAGCATCTTGTACTGTTTTCTCTGCTTCTTTTCGTTTCGCTGTGTCATCCTCAAATTTCAAAGTCCAACTTTCGTTAAATTCCTCATCTAAGGCACCTAGCATTGTTGGGTTTTCTTCAGGATAGTGCTCAAGATTGTATTGATATGTCTCAACAGCTCTTACTAGGAAGTTTTCTAGGTCTGGATATTTCATTCATTCCTCCTTGTTTGTTTGTTTGATTGTGCCGTCTAGTAAACAGCAACGGCTGTTATGGCTCACAGCGACATAACAATTGTAGTTTTACGATGCTATTTACTAACGACTAAAAAAAGACGACTTGAAATGCTGTAAGGCAGATATCGAGTATCGGCAATTTTTGCAAGACAAGCCGTCTAGTAAAGACAACAAAGAATGTTAGTCTGGTCGTCAGTTGTGCTGTGACTAAATTACACCTTTCAACCTTCCGTTCTCTGCCGTCTAGTAAATTGGGTTCATTGTCCGTGCGCTGAACCTACTGCTTGCGCCTTCGTTAAACGAAGCCCCGAGGCGCAACAAGTGCGCCCCGTAGTTTCATTTAATTTTTTCTTTTTCGTATTCACTTTTACCTAGCTTAATTAATTCATAAGCTAGTTCTTTTCTTATCTCATAATGTTCAGCAATTTTTGCCGTAGTCAGATAATTGTCCCAATATTCTATAAAGAAATTTTTACTTATTTCTCTTATATCAGAATATCTCTTATGAACTTCTGTTTGGTCTTCTTTACTTATATAAAACATAAACACCTCTTTGTTTGTTTAATTGTCTTCATTGTTAAACGAAGCCCAGAGGGGCAACGCGTGCCCCCCTTAGTTTCATTTAATTTTTACGTTTACACTTATTAAGAAAGCGGATTGTTTCCTTTTGTATCTTTGGCGGTAGTGTTTCGAAACCGCCTAGGAAATAAGCTTTTAAAGGATTGCGCTTTGCGCTTTCTCTTATTCTGTTCTTGTGAGTGTCAATATAGTTCATAATAACACCCCCTGAAGAATTAGAATTGCTCCACCAATAGTAAGCAGAACAGCAAATATTAAATCGTTTCCGCTTATCATTATGACCTCCCTTGCATAGCCAAAGAATGAAGACTAATTCCTTTGTGCTCTTGTGGGCGGTTAAATTCCCACTCCGTCAAAGTCTCTTCATTTCTTCTGCTTTTACATTCTGATAAAAGATACGTAAGCGCCTGTTGCTTTATTGCTTCAACATAAGCTTTAGCATTAGATTGATAGAAGCTCGGTGTTTCACAAGCTTGGTAATTATAACAATTACACATATTATAAATTGACAAAGCATCATCACAAAAGATGTAAGGCTCCTTTGCTTTCTTTATAACTTTATCAATATACTTGTTTCTATAGTCTAGGTTGTAGTCGTCTTCTTCGTATCTAAATTCTAAGCTATCAAAATTTTGATTAGCTAGGCAGATAACAACCTGCTCAATTTTCCAATCGTTCAGGTTTTCGCTTTCGTGCGGGTTCCATCCGTGGAAGTGTCCAGCGAAGCCCCCGCTTCTTCTATTCATAAAAGACCATTTAACCATTTCGGCTAAGTGGTCGTCATTCACTAAAAATGCACTCATAGTGATTTACTCCTTGTTATTGTTTGTTTGATTTCCAGCAGTATGCTGGCTAGTAACTAGACGGTGCCCCCACTATCTAGCTACAAGTCAACATACTTGTATTGTTCGGAAAAATTGCATCAGCCTACTTCATTAAATGACCGCCTCCGATGCCTGCACTCCTTGCGTGCTTGCCCACTCCTGATAGTCTAAGTTCATCCGCCAATTGCGTTTGCGTTCACATTAGCAGGAGCTCTGATTGCGTTTGATATGGTTCAAGTCAGGGAGTAAACGCCAGAATTATCAAAATGTCCCTATCAGTTATATAACTGATATCATCTATGTAGCAATATTCGATTAGGATTGCAACCCCTATGATGAAAAAAAATAAAAAAAGTTTTCAGGGTGTATTAGGTGTTAATAATTGGGGGAGGTGGTGCAGGTGTCTCTAATAGGTAGACCTTTGGATACTCCTTTAGATACTCTTAAGTATATCTATATATATATGTAACGGAGGCTGGGCATATATCTAATACGGGAACTAAACTAAAAGCAAAAAAATAGACCCTATAGAACACAAACGCATAATAAAAGTATGCGCGGTTTCACCAATTGATAACGCATCAATTGTATATAGCCGTTTTTTGCGCCTAATATGACCTTAAAAACCACTTTTTCACGCGCAAACGACCGCCACAGAGGGGGTAAAAGCGCCTAGTAGTAACGATATACCCCCTCAAATTTTTCTATGAAATATTCCGCATCCGTAAAGACAGGGCTTCACACCTATGGGGTGTCTGTTGGTTCCACTTACTGTCCTTCATTTCCCAGCCAGCATCAAAGTAGTCCTTTGCCTCTATGGCTGCTAGCATCTTCTTGAACTTACTGACTCCAAATTCGCCTAATTGGAAGCACATCTCAATCACAATACCAAATGCCTCTGGGTGTGTTTCTTCTTCATTGAGGAGTCTCCTAGCGCCATTAAGGGCTATTTCAAAATCCTTATCAAATAACTCCAACCACCCCTCTTCCGTAGTCGGTATTTCTTCCCCCTCGTTTATCTTGTGTCCTATTCCCCCTGTTAAGAAACCTTCCGTGCATTTATAGGGCTCTAGTCGATACCCTTCGTGCTTACGAATGCTCTCTTTGATTTCATCGTAGTTCATAACCAATTATCTCCTCTAGGTTTGTCGCCAATTGCGGTCTCCATAAATAATTCGAGCTCTCTATCGAGCATTTCTTCTTTGTGTTGGTCGAATGCAAGGATTTGGTCTCTGTCCATACGTTCAACCCAATAGTTTGCAGCTATCGCAAGTGCATCTAGTTGGTCATCGTGCCTGAGTGCGCCTTTATCACGAGTGATACGTGTTAACTGTCTAAATAACTGATGGTCAGGCGGTAACTGAAAGTCCTGTTTGATAATATCTTCGTCAACTACGAGCCTGTGTGTATTCATAATGGGCTCTAAGGTATCTATAATCCTCTTCTCTTTTTGTATGCTGTGTCTAACCTCTTCTATCTCACAAGGGTGTATGCGTGACATCACAGGTTTTAATAACTGAGTTGCCATCCCATCACCGAAGTTTGACTCGATTACCACATAATTAACGTCTTGTTTCTTCGCTATACGAGACAATTGTTCTAATGTTTCGTCACTATAGCCACCTTCAAGTGCACCTACGGCTGTTAGATACAACACACCGTGCAACATTTTGATTACGGCATAGCCTGTTCTGTCTTCTCCGCGCCCAGAAGGGTCAATTGACATAACTGTTCCCTCCCAAGGCGCAAACTCTTCACTCATATACAGATATGAAGTGAAATAATCTCCTTTAAGACCCACGTTTGGTATATCTGAGCTAATCGCTGTGATTTGGTCTTGACCAGAAGCCCATTGTATTTTTGCAGGTGCTTCATCCCACGATGAACAGCCTGAAACAATAATGAGGTCGTTGAGTTTTAGTGGGTATCTGTTTGCATCATTCAATGTTGTATCCAACATAAACTGCAAGTTGAAACCACTTCGACCGTACGAACTTAGTCGTTCCATTAAATCTATTTCATTAAATCTTAGAGGGTCAGTAGGTTTACCCTCTTTGTCTTCTACATCAGCAATTATCTTAGCAAGTTTGTTTCCGTACCCGACACTTTGCTGTTTTGTAGGGTAAAGTGCACACCATATTCTGGTCTTAAACCCTCTTTCCTCTAAAGAGTTATATAAACTCATCTCAGTTTGTGGTGTTCCTAAGAATATAATCCTGCCTACCTCTGGTTTGATAATCGCATCAAACTCCTTCACAGTTTCACTTAATCTGTCTCTCATTAACTGTGTCTGTGAGTTGTTTGCACTCTCAACGTCATCAGCAATGATTAAATCAGCACGTGAACCTGTAAGTTGACCTGTAACACCCATAGACTTAACACTAGGTGCGTGTGAAGCTCTGGCAGGTGCAACGTCAAAACTAACCTTACTGTGTCTTTGGTTGTCTCTAGGTTGCAAGTGTTGCAGCAATGGCATCTCACTAATCAATCTTTGTGTGAATGTAGAGAAGTCATCAGCTCTAGTTTTACTTGCAGAGACCACAAGAATATTCCTATTAGGATTTAATAGTAATTGGTGACAGACAAAAGCACTCGTAATCCAACTTTTACCGACACCCCTGAAGGCTTCTATGACTAATCTCTTATCATCTGACTGTAAATAATCTGCAATATCGTATTGTATCGGTGTTGGCTCTGGTAGGTTTAGATGTTTCCAACAAAGATACAGAAAGTTTTTAAAGTTCTGTATTTTACTCATCTACATCAAAAGGCACTTCATCTAAAATGTTGTTTGCCTTACGGACAATATCTTCTGAACTGTAGGTCTTACAAACTTCCAAGCATACTTTCATCTCAGATGCAGTTAAATCATCTCCAGATTTTAGTTTCTTGTATGCTTGTCTGACTAATAAGACAGGAAGTTCGTCTACGATACTCTCTATCGTGTCTTCTTTTTCCATTTACTCAATAATCTTCTTAATGCGTTTACGTTCTCCCATATCAATTTCAATTTCTGCTTTAACTTGCTTACATTGCATAGAGATGCCCTCTTGCTCTTCGCCAATCTGTCTTGTAACAATGCGTTTCTGCTCAAGGCAATCAGCCATACCGCCCGTTGGTACATATTCAATCACCTTTCCGTTCTGTATCATTAGAATAGCGAATACTATTTCAATCATATTGTGAACCGTTCCTTAGTTTGTCAGTTAAAGTTTCTAAATCTATTATGCGTTCCTCTAAGAACTGTGCGTGCATATCAATACTATCAATTTTTGGTAGTTTCTCTTCCACGTCACTTTTAAGTTTGTTGTGTTCTTTAGAGATGAACTCAAGCAGCATAAACTGCTCTTGGTCTATTGGTTTCTGTGTTGATGCCTCAAGCAAATCTTGGTTCATCAACTGTAATTCTGTTTCTATAATATTAAGGCGCTCAATGACACCAAAGCCAAACCAAGCACCAACAATGCACGCTGTAACAATAGAGATAAGGTTGCGCGCTGGCATTGAGATAGACGTATTTTCACTTATCTTCATACTTCCATCACATAAGACTTACTCTCACAATAGAACTCAAAGTTCTGTAAAAGCTTTCCGTCTCTGTTTCTAAATGTTTCTAATACACTATCGACTAATACAACTTTGTTATCAGCCAGGTAGTCGTGGCATTCGTACTGTGACTCGAACGTTTTATGTTGCCAATACTGCAAGTCCTGCTCTGGCACATCGTGATACCAAAGCATTATTGATATTGCCCAAATCATTTCTTGCTATTCCTAAATATGTCTACCCCTTTAAGACCATAAATACTTCCGACTACTCCTACAAAGAGTGCTTGATACCACATAGGTAAACTTCCAAACTGTACGAAGAAGATGTCTATTTTTTCTTTGATACTTGGGTCATCACTAAAGATGCTCCATATAAGTACTAAAATGGGGAGTGATATGAGAATGAGAACGAATTCATCCTTCCATCCATTGTCTTGCGATTGTTTAACGACTTGCTGATACTCTATCTCCCCTTTTGCCATTTTTTCTGCGTGAACTAATGCAGCATCTGACTCCAGCATCTTTCGCTTTTGTCTGTTACTCATAATGTGAGTACCTGCACCAACAGCAAGTTTAACTATGTCTAAAATCATAGAACTATCATATCTCTAACTACGATAATAAATTGCGTGAACACACCAAAACAAACAGCCCATAGAATCTTGTTCAACCTATCGATGTCCTTCATCATATGAGCAAGATGGTTATTTTTCAGATTATCTATGGACTGTTCTAAAAGTTTTATATCGGCGTGTATGCGTTCTATTTCGAGATTTAACCCGTTAAGGTCTTTCATTAGAATAAGATTGCACTCGCAATAACTAGAATTGCAACTGCGAATAGTGGTACTTCATACCAAGCTAGGTATGATGCCCATTCTTTAACTTTTTCCATCATTTGCGTTTTCCTTTTTTTGATTTTTTTCGTTTTTTGTACATTGGTCGTCTTCCTCCTTTAATGTAACAATTTGTTTTTGTAAGTCTTCGATTACAGCTAGGTATTGAGCAATCTCTGCTTCTTTATTCTGCAATCTACGTATTAGTAGTTCCATTCGTTTTCCTATTTATAGTATTGAACCACTTTGCAGGGTTCGGGGTTGTTGTTAGTAACGTCAACAGATGCTGACTCAATATTCCTTACAGCCCATTTCTCTATAACAGTTTCACCAATAGAAACTTCTTTACAGAAAACCATATAACAATTTGTACATTCTGGTCTGTCTAAGGATTTTGTTGTTGTTGCAGGAATGTCTATGTTTCTAACATTCCATCCTCCCCAATCTTCTACCTTTCGAGAACAGCAAAGTATCTCGCTGTTATCACTATCAAGTGTCAACTTAATCTCTGGTGTCTTTAATAAATAAGCAACAGGAGCTGGAGACCATTCTGTGAAAGGAGCATCATAACTATACGATGCGGTAAAAGTTTTATTGTCTAAATCTTTTGTTATGTTCCAATTTAATTGAGATAACAAATAGGTTTCGTATTCATCTAAATCTGATTGCGTAATGTTTTCATTATCAGTCCACTTAAACTCTAAAGTGCAAGAGCCTTCAGTTAATATGTTTTGAAAAGCTCCATCTCTTACATAATCCCAAGAAACAATATTAGGATTATCATTCAGCAAATCCATTTGTGATGGCTCATCCATACCATCGTATTCAAAACGATAATTAGACTGTCCTTGTTTAGCATCTTGTGTAAAACAAAATTCTAAATTGTCATCATACAAAACTCCTGTGTGTGACATTGTAGTTTTAAATCTCATATTATTATCGGCTTTCTTTTAGGAGGTGTCATTAGTGGAGCATCAACTTCTACAATTTTCTTTTGCATAAAATCATATGCGTGTGTGGTTAAACTAAACCCACATTCCATCACCCACTTTCTTACAGTATCAACTTCAGCCTTAAAAATAAGTTGGTCTAAAACATTTGCAGCTACATTTGATTGAATAACATATGTATAAGTTTTTAATGTTGGAATAGATGGCTTCATAGTCATCATTCTTTTTGTTTCATCAATGTCGTTGAAAGTTTGTTCGTAATCTAAATTCATAATTAATAAACCTGAATAGTAACTGCTACATTAAAAGTTGAGCCTAATGCCCTGAAGGCAACATTTTGATTGTTAAATCTTTGTCCTGTAAAAGCAGGATTTGGAGTACTACGTGCTGCTGTTGCTCCTAATAATTGATTCCCAAGGCTTGTTCTCCAATAGTGTCCTGTTAAATAATCTGTTCTACTTAATCCACCACCAGTTGCTGAAGTTGAGGCATTAAGGTCTAAAACCATAGAGATTGCTGTCAATGATGAAACAAATACTGAATGAAAGTAAACAGTTTGCCCTTGGTCTAATGTTATTGACCTATCAGAAGCAGAGCCAAGAGTTCCTGCAACAATACCTGAGCTGTATGTGGAAAAGGAGGGTTGTGCAAATTTTACACCACTATTAGCACCTGTTATGACCATTTGTGTATCAGGAGTAAATGATGATGCTCCGTACCATTCAGCAAAATTCATACTTGCACCAGAGCCTTTACCAATTAAATTTCTTATATCACTATCGTTTATTGAACAGGAAGTGCCAGAACTGCCCCCTGCTTCTATGTGAATGGCATTTAGAGACAACGTGCCAGATGCTGGTAGAGTCACGAGCTAGCTCCACACGTACAATGTTTTTTATGATTATCTAAATCTACTTTTAATTCTTTGATTGCCTCAATAAGTAAACCAACTGTATTCGCATACTTCATTGTGTGTAAATCTTCTAAACCTTCTGGGTTAATATCTGATTTAGTATTTTCTATAGTTACTAACTCAGGTACAATTTCTTTTACTTCTTGTGCAATAACACCAATCTCTCTGGCTTTAGTTTCTTTTCGTGTGTACTCAACACCTCTAAGTTTAGAAACTTTATCAAGTGCATTGTCTATTGTCTTAACATCTTCTTTTAAACGGAGGTCGGAGTAGGCAGAAACATTTGCGTTAAAAGTACCATTGCCAGAGCTATCAAGGGTAAATACATTAGAACCAGACGAATTTCTGCAAATAAAGTTTGA